CCGTTCCAATTCTACCATTTAGCAAAATTGATGAACTCGGTGCAGGAATGTACAAAGGGCAAAAAATAACCCTGCAAGAACGCAGGGCTAATTTGAGCGGTGAGGTAGGCTCGAACTCCAACTCTAAACTGGATGTTTAGCGTGTTACCAATTACACTATCACCGCTTGTATGGCACAAAGATACAATAAAATAAATTAGAAACAAATTAGAAACATGGCAAATGATAACAATTTAATACCAGCAAAAAAAGGCGAGGTCAGGAACCCCAACGGCAGACCCAAAAAGTTTGTAACTCTGCTGAAAGAAAACGGCTACAAGGTGAGCGAAGTTAACGACACCGTGCAAGCCATGTTGTCGATGACACTGGATGAGCTGAAAGAGGTGTGGCAAGACCCCAAGGCAACCATCTTGGAAAAGACGATAGCCAATGCCATGCGGAAGTCATTGGAAAAAGGCAGCTTGTATTCCATTGAAACGCTGCTCTCCCGTGTGTTTGGAAAGCCCAAAGAAACAGCCGACGTGACGCAGAACGTATCAGGAGAGATAAAAATAACCCTTGATTTAGGCGACAAATGAGCAAACGACAAATGAGTAAAAAAATCCTGCTAATGGATTGGAGTTTGATATTAGCCAACCAAAAGTTGCGGAGGAATAAAAAGTTACGGGTGCTGTTTTGGCATTTGCTGCTGGCTAATAATCCCCAATTTCGGGATATTTGGAACGACATTAAAGAAGTTTACAAAAAATGAAAGTATTGGCACTTTGGCAGGGCATGGGTGGAGTTGAATACCACCGCCTTTATACCCCTTTGAAGCGGTTGCAGATAGACCATGCTGAAGAAATCGAGGTCAATGTATCGCAGGATTTCCAAAAGGCAGGGCTTCCGGAGCTGAAACAATACGACCTTGTGCTGTTCAACCGGGATTTGGGTGAAAATCACTACGAAATTCTGCACTACCTGGCAAAGCATGAGATACCCTATATCGTGGACATAGACGATTATTGGGTGCTGCCAAAGTTTCACCCGGTTTACAAATACTACCGGGAGCATAAGCTAAAGCAGCGCATCATTGATGCTATCCGATACGCTGATGGGGTGACCACCACCACCGATTTCCTTGCCAATGAGATACGGCAGTACAACCAAAATGTGCAAGTGCTGCCCAATGCCCTTGATTTAACCGATGAACAATGGCTTTTGGAACCACAGCAGCGTGATGTAATCACCTTTGGCTGGGTGGGTGGCATAACCCACAGCAACGATATCATGCTGATTTCGGATGCCATTGCGCAAATGTGCGACTATTATGGTGACAAGGTGCGGTTTGTGCTGTGCGGTTACCAACCCGGCAGCATGTGGGAAAGCATCCTTTACAAGTTCAACGGCTGCGCTGAAAAGCTGCGCTCACAAGTGGTGGTTGCGCCATCCCAAAACGTGAACGAGTACGGCAATTTCTACCGCTTGTTTGATGTGGCCCTGGCACCCCTTGAAAACACCAAGTGGAACAACTGCAAATCGGAACTGAAAATTATCGAAGCTGCTGCGTATGGCTTGCCCGTGATTGCATCGGAAGTGGCCCCGTATCTTTCAATCAATCCCGGTGTGAAGTTTACTGTAAACACCCCGGAAGCGTGGTTCGCTGCCATGCGCCAAATGTACGAGCAAGCCGACCTTAAAATCGTTGGTGAAAACAACCAAAAGCACACGAACAAAATCCATGACCTGACCACCATCAACCAAAAACGATTAGCATTTTTTAAGCAGCTATGCAAATAACCTACACGCGGCCGTTTGTAACCGATTACCAGCGCAGGATTTTGGACAGCCCTGCAAGGTACACGATTACAGCAGCCGCCACCAAAGTAGGCAAAACAGCATCACACATCATTTGGCTATTTGAGCAGGCATTGCGGCTCAAAGAAAATCAAAGCGTGTGGTGGGTGGCCCCGGTGTATCAGCAGGCCGAGATTGCATTCAACCGTATGCGCAGCCAAGTTACCGACAAGGGCTTTTTTAAAGTCAATGAGAGCAAATTACGACTGACTACACCAATGGGTGGTATTATTCAGTTTAAGTCAGCAGAGAAGCCCGACAACCTTTATGGTGACGATGTGTATGCGGCTGTGTTTGACGAGTTCACCAGGGCGCGTGAGGAAGCGTGGTTTGCGCTGCGTTCAACCCTGACAAAGACACAAGGAAAATGTAAGCTGATTGGCAACGTGAAAGGTAAAAAGAATTGGGGTTACAAGATGGCTGAACGTGCCAGGATGGGTGAGCCTGATTACGAGTTCCACAAGATTACCGCATACGATGGTGTGAATGCTGGGATATTGGCATTTGAGGAAGTGGAGCAGGCTAAAAGGGATTTGCCACCGCATATATTTAGTGAGCTTTACATGGCCGAACCAACCGAGGATGGCAGCAACCCATTTGGTTTGTCATATATCAACCAATGTATCGAACCGCTTTCCGGCAAACCCGTTGAGTGGTACGGAATTGACCTTGCAAAATACACGGATTGGACAGTCATTATTGGCCTTGATGCGGAATACAAGGTATGCCACTTTGAACGCTTCCAAATGGATTGGGCGCAAACCGAGCAGCGAATAATCAAAGTAGTTGGCAGCACCCCGGCTGCGATTGACAGCACGGGTGTTGGTGACCCGATTGTTGAGAATATCCAACGGCACTGCCCCAAGATTTTGGGGGTGAAGTTTACCAGCGTAAGCAAACAGCAAATGATGGAGCAACTGACAGCCGATGTCCATGCTGCTTCCATCCGGTTTCCGGAAGGTGTAATTGCAGACGAGATGCGTAACTTTGAATTTGAACACACACAAACCGGTATGCGGTACTCTGCGCCATCCGGGCTGCACGATGATGCGGTGGTTGCGCTTGCCCTTGCCCGGCACTGCTCACTTAAAAATAAAAAGGGTATATTTGTACTGATATGAAAATAGCAAAAAATTGGAACCAAGTCACCATCGGGCAATTTCAGGAGTTGCAACTGCTGACCGAGCCGACTTTTGAAAACCAAATCAAAACGGTGGCAATCCTTACCGGGAAAAGTACGGATGAAATTGAGGAGCTGGCTATCGTGGAACTGACAGCTATTGTCAAAGATTTGGGATGGATGGCTACGCTTCCAAACCCAAAGGACATGCAAACTTTCCGCATTGGTGGAACGTGGTATTACTTTGTGGTCAACCACAACCAACTTGCCGCGCATCAATTCATCACCGTGCAGGATTTGTTTGCCGACAATACCAAATGGATTGGCAATTTGCATAAAATAATGGCTTCGCTGTGTGTCCGGAAATCAATGCTTGGAATATCAAAACCCGTTAAATCGGAAGAGTTCGATAATTTGGCAGAGCTATTCCGTAACCGGATGCCGATATCGGTTGCCTATGCCTACACGCTTTTTTTTTCTCTATGCTTGCCGGGGTTACTCGAAATTACCCGTCAATATTTAGAGCAGGAAGTGGAGAACCTGAGGAAGATGGCAGGCGAAAAGAACGGCCAGCAATAACGTGGTTGAAGACCGTTGATGGTATCGCAAATCAAGATAGGACAAAATGGGATTATTTTCTAAACATGACGCTCATAGAGTTTCTGAACGCTGTGAGCTTCCACAACGAGAAGCAACGGGCACGGGCCGAAAGGTTAAACCAAGCCGCCCAGAGCGCAAAAAGTTCAAAGGATAGCAGCGTTTACAAAATTGCTTTGCTGCAGGAACTACTTTAGGTACTATTCTATGGGGTTACGACCTTGCCGGGTTAGTGTATATTGGTAACATCTCCATGTCGACTAACGGGTTGCTTTGAGCGGCACTATAAGAGCAATTCAAAGATGGTGGACGGGGGTTCAATTCCCCCACCCGGTGCAAAATGAGTATAACAAAGGCGCAGCTTGATGCCATAAACAGCGGTATTTTGGATAGGCTTGGCAGCACCCGGTCGCAACTTGAACCCATGACCACATCGGTATTGGCTGATGTCATGGTGAATGTAGCGCAGAAAATCGTTGATGAGTTGGAAGTCACCATGCGAGCCAAAAAAGTGGTGGCATCCGGTAACTTGCTGCAATCCATTGACCCTACCGACATGAACGAGGGGCCAAATGGTGTAACCATCAATATCAAGATGGCTGACTATTGGGAAGACGTGGAATTTGGAACCAAGCCGGGCAGGCGAGTGAGCGTAAAATCTTTAGCTGACTGGGTACAGCGTAAAAAAATCCCGGTTCCACCAAGAAAAGGAATGTCAATAGATGCAGCCCGGTGGAGTTTTGCCGAAGCCATTGCCGCAAAAATCTATAAAAAGGGTACAATCAAGCGTTTTGGCTACAAAGGTTCAGGATTTATTGCCGACACTTTAAGCCCCACAGCCATTGATATTATAGCTCAAAGCATAAGTGATGCAATGGGCAGGCAAATTACTATCTTCATCGGTGCAGAGAACGAGTAAAAAGGTACTCTTTTAGGTAATGGCAATCACTATCATTACCGAACCAAACGACATTGCCCCCGTTTATTCGGATATTTCCTACGTTTTAAGCTCAACCAACTACACGCAGACCAATTTCAAGTTCGTGGCGGTGGTAAAGGACAGCGGTGGCAACACCATTGCAAAGCTAAAAGCCCCGATTTTCTACGGAACCACTGACAAAGGGGTGTTTAACTTGTCACGAATTTTGCAAAATTATGTGACATACGACTTCAACACAGCCACCACCACCACAGCAAAGTGCGCCAACAGCCTTGTGCTTTACTCGGTGGAATTTGGTGAGGAATATGGCGGTGCAGAATACCTGAATTTGGCATCCGATACTGGCAAGTTCGCATGGAATGCTTTGTTTGGATTGTATGCTGGCGAAACCATTGCCGATTATCAAGTGAGCTTCCCATCCACTTCCGTAAAGTTCCTGACACGGGTAAGGCAGCGCAGGGTGACACTTGTGCAAAATGACTACCTTTATTTTTTAAGGGCAGCCAACAATGTTGATGTGAGGATTTTGGCATATGATGGCAGCGGCACATTGATTGCAACCAGCGTAATTGCAAATACCTTTACCGACACAGCCGACAAAACACAATATCTGCTTCGTGTTGGGGCCGGGCCTGCCAACCTAAACGCACTGACAGCCGGGCAACTGGCATCCGGAACCGCAGGCAGCGTTATTCCTGCCAACACAAGTTACTACACGATGCAAGTCATAAGCGACCCGGGCAGCAACCCAGGTACGGAATTATACCGATTTGATGTGGTGGAAGAGTGCAGCAAATACAGCCCACAATATTTGTACTTCCTGAACCCATTAGGCGGCTTTGAAAGTGTAAGGTGCAGCATGGCATCAACTGACAAGTATAACATCAGCAGAAAGCAATTTAAGCGCAATAATTACACGCTGACCGGTGGCAGCACCTACGCATA